CGAAGGTGCGCTTTCACGTCATCAAGCAGGGCCATCAGCGAATCCCCCACGTGCCGATTACGTCTTGGCCTTGCGGGCCGACTTGTTCTCGGGCGCGGCCGTTTCGGCCTTGTTCTCTGGCACAGGCTCTGCCTTTTTCTCTGGCGACTTGACCAGTTCAGCGCGGCCTTCGTCCACGAACCGCTGGCCGAGCGATGAGTCCATGTCGGCCTCCATGCCAGCGCGCGGATCGGGCGATTTGAAGCGGATCAACATATCGAATCTCCAAAGAAAAAGGCCCGCCGAAGCGGGCCTGTCAGCGGCAGTTAGGCGACGAAGCCCAGATCGCCGTAGATGAACGCCTCGGGGCGGTAGACGGCCAGTGCCAGGCGCTCTTCGGCCAGGATGGTGACCAAGTTCTTGATGAAGTCGTCCTCGTTCTCGGTGGCGACTTCGACGCGGGCGAGCCAGCGGTCGAACAGTTGCGCGCCGAGCTTGAAGGCGCCGGTCAGGAACTTGTCCTGGGCAATGGCGGCGGTGGCCACCACGGGCAGCCCCCACAGGCTCGGGGCCGTGGTGCCTTGCGGGTTGCCGATGATGTAGCGCCCGGTGGTGTCTTTCAGCAGCTCGATGCGCGTCCAGTCAATCGGGTTCATCACATGGCCGGTAGCCGGGTATTCAGCCAGTTCTGCCTGAAGCATCGCCAGGCGCATCTGATCCATCGCCTGCGCGGAGGTCAGGCCGCCGGGCGCGGCGTAGGCCGTGGCCTGCGGGATGATGCCCAGCAGGTTCTGGCCGGTGCCGTCGCCGTTCAGCAATTGCTGCTCTTCCTTGAAGGCCAGGCCGTAGCGCAGGCGCCCGTCGATGTAGCTGGCCAGCATGGCGCTGTCGGACAGAATCTGGCGCGAAGCCTTGACGTAGTGGGCGATCACCTTGGCGGTGGTGCTCACCAGGTCGAACTTCAGGTCGGACTGCGGCTTGGCTGCGGCTTCGGCCACCATACCGGCGTTATTGACAAAGCCGGTTTCCTTGACGTATTCCAGCGCGTTGCCATCCATGCGGCCCGGGGTGATTAGGTCGCGCACGGTCATGCGGCGCTCGGGCGGGGCCACGAGGCCGGGCACGCGGGTCACCTGCACGGTGTCGCCTGCGGCGCCCAGCGTGTCGGTGGTGGCCAGCGTGATGGTGGCCTTGACCTGCATGTCGGCGCGGCCACGTTGCGAGGGCGACTCGGCCAGGTCTTTGAAACCCTTCGAGTCAACGAACTGCTGGCCCAAGCTGTGGTGTTCGGCTTGATCGTTGCCGGCCTTGCGGGCCGCCTTCTGCTCCAGTTCCTCGACTTGGGCGCGCAGCTCGTTGAGCTTGGTCATCGCGCCGTCGGCGGCGTCCTTGGCGTCTTGCGACAGCTTTTCGCCCTTGGCGGCCTTGCCGTTGAAGTCCTCGGCGATGGCCTTGACTTCATCGGTGCGCTTTTTCAGTTCTTCCGCGAGTTGCGGCAGGTCTTTGACTTCGGTAGTCATAGTGAATTTCCTCGTAAGGTCATGATTTGAGAATTGCGAGCGCCTTTGCGATGGCGTCGTCTTCTTCGCTTCCGACCTCGCGCCGGATGAGCTTTGTCAGGCCGTTGCCAGCGATGGCCTTGGCCTGACTGCGCGAAAACCCTGCCTCGCACAGGAAGTCTTCGAATTCGGGAAGCGACGGCAGGTTGCCGCCGGCCAAAATGGTTTTTACGTCGGTGACGCGCGCCGAATCGCAGGCCGGGAAAGTCACCAGCGATGCCTCGTAGAGCTTGACCTCGAACAGGCGGCGAATGCCCGACTTGGAGTCGGTTTCGTAGCGCACGCTGCTGTAGCCGATGCTGATGCCCGACAGCGCGCCCTGTTTCAGCAGCGACAGCGCTTCGCGGCCCTGCTGTACGTCCAGGTTCAACTGGCCCTCAACGTACAGGCCGCGCTCATCTTCTTTCAGTTCGGTGTAGACGCCGATGGGCGCCATGGCGTCGTGCTGCCACAGGATGGGCACGGCGCGCTTCTTGGTCGCTGATTCAGCCAGCGTCTTTTCGAAGGCGCCGCGCTTGACGATGTCGCGGCAGCTGTCGATTTCTTCGAATACGCTGGCGTAGCCAGAAAAAAGGCCGTCTTGGTTGACGGCCTTGATTTCGAGGGGGCGATTCAGATACTTCATTTCGGGGTCTCCGTTCCAACCGGGGCCATGTTCAGCGGCGCGCGGTAGTCAGCGCCGATGCCATCGGGTAGCGGCGGGTAGTCTTCAAGGTCGCGCACTTCGTCAATCGACATCCAGCCGTTGGACAGCGCGTGAACGTAGCCCTGGGCCTGTTCGGCGAAGTTGCCGCGCAGGAGGCCGCGAAAGTTGAAGCGGATCGCCAGTTCCTTGCGCTCGGCGGGGGTGAGCAGCTTTTTGGCCATGGCCTGCTCCATGCGAACCAGCGTGGGGCGAATGGAATAGGTCAAAAAGCCCTGATTCAGATTCGACAGCGACGATGCCCAGCTACTGGCCTTGTCCGTGTGCCCGATCAGGGGCGGGGGGACACGGAAGGCGCGGCAGATTTCTTCGATGCCGAAGTAGCGCGATTCGAGCAACTGCGCGTCGTTCGGGTTGATGCGCAGGTGCTGGTTTGCCGAGGGTGTCATGCCGGCTTCCAGCACCATCCACTTGCCGGCGTTCTCGGGCTTGCCGAAATAGGCCAGGTTCGTGCGCAACTGCTCGCGCTGTGCGGCGGTCAGGGTGGCGACGCCGGACTGCAGGAAGCCGCCGATTTTCAGGCCGTTCTGGAACTCGCGCCCGGCTGCGGCGTTGGCTGCAATCTGGCCGCCCATGATGTCGGCGGCGTACTGGATGGGCGACAGGCCGATCACGCCATCGAGCGTGAAACCCTTGAGGTGCAGGATTTCGTTCTCAGAGTAGGTTTCGACCCGCCCGCCCACAGCGTAGCGGTAGATCAGCCCGCCAGATTCGCCGCGCTTGACCGATACACGCTCGGGGTTCAGCGGCGTCAGTGCAGACACGCGCTTTCCAGCGCGTTCGATGACCGCGTAGGCGTTTCCCCACAGGTCGATGCTGGCGACCATGGCGGCGAAGAATTCGCTGCTGGTCATGTCGAAATTCGGCGACACGCGCAGCAGGTCGAACAGCGGATGATCGTCGGCCAGCGTCTTGTCGGCCCGCTTGATGTGCAGCGGCAGGCTCGCGATGGTCTCGGCGCGCAGGCCGACGCAGGCCCACACGGCAGAAAGGCGCAGCGCGCTGTCGCTGTTGACGACAGCGCCGGCTGCGCTGGTGTAGCTGTCGAAGCTGGTGGCGGTTTCGCCCGCCTCCAGGCGCGGGCGCCCGGTAATGCGCGCCCAGAACCGATTCCAAAATCCAACGTCATCCAGCCCGGCGGATTTTTTTGCGATGGTGGTCATGCAATCACGGGGTTGGACAGGAACGAGTCGAGGTCGACAACCTTCGACTCGGGGTTCAGGCTCATAAGGTGCACGGCGTTGAACACGGCCATCAGCGGGTCGATCTTGGCCGTGCCGGATGCCTGTTTGGTGATGGTGATGGCGTTGCCCTTTGGCTCGATCTTGGCGTTGCCGACGCACCAGGCCATCATGGGCTGACCCTCATGCTCCAGCGTGCCTTCCGCGAGCTTCCGCTCGGTGGTCTTGATGGCGCCGTTCAGGCGCCAACCTTGGCTGACAGACACCAGTTTTTCGGACGGCACGCCTTCACTTTCCAGCGCGGTCTGGATGCCACCAATGCCGGCCGGGTCCAGGCCGATCTGGTCAAGCAAGCCGGTTTCCTCAACCCGCTGGCCGATTTCAGCCACTTGGGTCACGTCTTCACCGATCCGCTTGACCAGTGTGAGGTGCCCGGCGGCGGCGAAGTCGCGCAAGCGCGGGGCTTCACTCTTGCGGCGCTCCAACACGCTCGGGTGCGCCCATGCGTGCGTCCAGATCAGCCAATTGCCGGTGGTCTTGCACCGGCCACAGACGGCCAGGCCCAGCAGGTCGTCCAGCCCGCCACCGTCAACCCCTACGGTCAGCACTTCGGAGCGCTGGATCAGGATGTCCAGATCAAGCTGTTTGACGGCGCAGCACTCCCAAAAGTCAGCCCCCAGCCATCGGTCAGACCGCAGGTTGAGGCCGATTTCGACGTTGAAGTGCTTGGCCAGCAGGCCGCGCATGGACTCTTCGCCAGCGCTTTCGGCTTTTGAGAACTCGCGCTCCAGAAACTCCAGGTCAACCGAGTGACCAAGATTCGGGTTGACCATCCAGAAATTCTTGGGGTCGCGGTAGCTGCGATCCTCGATCATGTCGGGCGGGTATTCGTAGATGACCGGCAGAAATGCCGGATCGACCTTCACGCCGTCGCGCACGTCCCTGGCCCGCTGCAAGTCTTGCTTGAACACGCCGGCCGGCGGTTCGTCGGACTGCGTGCTGAGCTTGATGACGATGCCTTCGGGACGTGATGCCAGTCCGCCCGCGGCTTCGCGGAACATGTTTTCGGCGTTGGCCTTCTTGCCGAACAGCCACTCTTCATCAATCAGCACCCAGCTAGCTTTCTTGCCGCCGACGGTATCGGAGTCTGCGGCCACCACCTTGAGGGTGGCGCCGGTCTGCTGGTTGGTGATCGTCCGGTAGTGGGCCTGAACCATCATCAAGTCGGACAGTTCGTCGTCCACCTTGATCATGTCTCGGGCCGGCGCGAACGCGTTGTTAGCGATCTCGACGGTGGGCGCCAGGACGATCATTTCGGCCGACTGGCGCCAGTTGAGGATCAGCGCCGTGAGCATAATGCCGGCGGCGATGGTGCTTTTGCTGTTCTTTTTTGGGATCAGCAGCAGCGCCTCGCGGATCAGCCGGCGGCCAGTTTCCGGGTCACAAGACCCGAAGATGGCGGCCACGAAGTCGAACACCCACTTGGCACAGGCCTCGCCGAAGGTCGGGCTACCAGGGGCGTCCACAATGCGCAGGCGCTTGAACACGTCCAGCGCGCGCTCGGCTTCGGCCGGGAAGATGGGCGCCGGGATGATCGACTCGCCACGCCGCAATCTGCCGGCCCAGTCGGGGCAGGCGGTTGACCATTGATCGCTCATTTGCGGGCGCCGACCAGCTTGAGGGGCGCGGCAGAAGGCGCGTAGGCCGACACCGCTTGCGCACGCTCGGCCTTGGCGGATTTCTTGCCGGCTTCGCCGATGCGCGGGTGCATGTACGGCAGCGCGGCCGACGCTGCGCGAACCTGCGAGGGGCTGGCGTCGATTTCGCCTGACCAGACCTTGCGCAAGAACGCCAACGGGCACTGTTCGCCCGTCACGGCGGGTTCTTTGGGTGGGCGTCCAGCGCCCGGACGCGCACCGCCAGTGTTTGGCCGCGCGCCACCGCTTCGACCTTTCACGCCGGCCATTTGGGGATTCCCTTCATATCAGGTTTTTTTCTGCAAATGGGACAGGGCGCGGTTTCCGCGCCGGCAGCCCGCCGAACTTTTCACCCGCCCCCGGCTCGCTGCAGCGCCTCGCGCGCCGACTTGGCCGAGTGACAGTCGCGACACAAACCTTGGCGGTTCGTCTCGCTCTCGCGCCCGCCCGCCCACAAAGGCGTGATGTGATCCAACTCAGTGGCCAGCCTGATCCGCCCGTCCGCCTTGCAAGCCACGCACAGCGGCTGCTTGGCAAAGTGCTTGCGCCGGATGGCGATCAGGCTGTTGCCCGTGATTCGCTTTGCGCGCGCTGGTGTCGGTGGTGCCGCGTTCCTGGCTGGCCGCAGCCTGGTCTTCGCTGGTTTCATGCGGGCCATGAAAAAAGCCCCGACGCTCGCGCGACAGGGCTTGTGATTCGTGCGGGCATGGCTGCGCCGCCGGGATCAAATGTAGCAGAAAAGCGTTGCGCGTCAACCGCCATGTGCATCCATGTGCGCCGCTTAGCCGTCACGCGACATCACACCCCTATCCATCAGCCTGCCCGCCAGCTGCTTCCGTGCCTGCCCCACCAGTGCGCCCCGCGCGAGTGGGTCACGCGGCAGCCGCGGGGACTGCCACACCTGCGCACCGCAGTACAGGTTGCGCGCCAACACCTGGATGGCCGTCAGGTACGGCTGTTGCAGCTGGTACACCGCCGCGTCCACCGCCTCCATGATCCGCTGCTCGATCACCGCGTCCAGCGCGCCGTTCTGGTCGTCGTACTGGCGGGACGCACGGGCCGACCGGCACGCACTGTCCGCCGTCGGGTAGCCCTTGCCGAACGTGTAGCCGCACGACCAGCGATGCCAGCGGCTCAGCAGGTCGTTCAGCGTCTCATCCTTGCCC